TGTGTTGAACGGTTCAATCTCAATTCCTCCGTATCCATTAGAGCGTCGTATACGTGGGAGCAAAAGCAAATGATGCGCTTCGCTGCGTCCTCTCGCAAGATGCCAGATTTTGACCCCCCTACCTGGCTAGATTTGGATATTCTTCAGTTTTGGCGAGACCACTATAAACTCCAACTAAATATTTAATTTATGGGAAAACAACCTTTTATCTCACATGTTGTAAATGGTTACTCTCGATATGATGTCCCTGAGAGTAAGGCTTTTACGTGCACACCGGGTATTCTCTATCCGGTGCGAATCGATTTTATTAATGCCCGCGACCGCGTTTCCATCGAGCAAGGTGTTGACGTTCGTAGTAATCCACTTGCTGTTCCGACATTTAACCCCTACACCATTCGTTTGCATCGTTTTTGGGTGCCGCTTCAGCTTTATCATCCGGAGATGCGAACGAATAGCAGCAAGTTTGACATGAACGCGTTGAGTTTGAATTGGATTTGCTCTACGATCCCCTCCACTGGCTCTTTGAATGCCGATTTTTTCGGCGCGTCGTATACAAATTCGCTCTTTTCTTGGCTTCGTGTTGGCAACAAGTACAATGTTGGCGGTACCCCGCTTGCATCTGTCTCTCTTCCAGCGTCCTCTTCTATGTCTCAGTGGTCTAACGCTGATACGTATTTAGCTTATTGGGATATAGTTCGAAATTATTATGGCTATTCGCAGTGGGGACTTTATTCTTTTGCATGGCCTATGGCGAATAAGCTTATTTTTTCGTCCTCTAGTTACGTTCTTGATCCTGATAATTCCGGTGATTCTAGGTTTTTCACACAGTGCTATGGCAATCTTGAGTTCTTGGATGCTTTTTACGAGAGTCAATTTTACCCGTCTTCCTTAACTTCTACTAATAATACGTTCAATCGCGGTAACCTCTTTTATCAGATTATTAGGTCGGATTTGAATAGTGGTGGTGCGTCTACCGATGGTTATCCCGTTGTCTCGACTTATCCGAGTACTACTTTGCTTGGTACTTCAGGTCTTATTTCGCAAACCCTCCCGACTACTAGTTCTAATGCTTCTTCGGGTTTGGCTTATTTCTTAGTTGCCCACCCTATGGCCGTCGTGCCTTCAAATCCTGATCGCTTTAGCCGTCTTGTTCCTGTAGGTTCCTCGTCTGCTGTTTCTATGACGGGTGTAACTACTATCCCGCAGTTGGCTATCGCTTCGCGTCTTCAGGAGTATAAAGATTTGCTCGGAGCTGGTGGTAGCCGTTATAGTGATTGGTTGGAGACGTTTTTCGCTTCTAAGATTGAACATGTTGACCGGCCTAAGCTTCTCTTTAGCGCTTCTCAGACGATCAACGTCCAGCTTGTGATGAATCAGGCTGGCGATAACAATTTCTCGGGCAATCAGCCCCTTGGCCAGCAGGGTGGTGCTATTGCATTCAACGATCGTTTGGGTCGTCGACAGTCTTATTATTTTCGTGAACCAGGTTATTTGATTGATATGCTGAGTATTAGGCCCGTTTATTACTGGAGCTTCATTAAGCCTGATTATCTTAACTATTCCGGTTCTGACTATTTCAATCCTATTTACAACGATATTGGCTATCAAGACGTTCCGGCTTTCCGTATAGCGTTTAACGGTAATCCTGGTGCTAGTTCTGCTTCCGAGCCGTGTTTTAATGAGTTTCGCTCGTCTTATGATGAGGTACTTGGCATGCTTCAAGCTTATTACAGGGATCCTGCCGAGGGTGGCTCAGGTTTTCCACTTTACTCTTACTGGGTTCAGCAGCGCGCCGTTTTAACTTCTAGTAATGCAGGCTCTTTGCCTGAGTACTATTATTATCCGGTGCTTTTTACTGATTTGTCGCAGGTGAATTCGCCTTTTAGCTCGAATGTGGAAGATAATTTCTTTGTAAATATCTCTTACGCGGTTCAGAAGAAGAACTTGGTCAATAAAACATTTGCAACCCGTTTGTCTAATCGTTAATACATCGTTCTTATGGCACTTGATTGGTTACTTGAAGACGTTCCTGCCTATATTTCTCGTGGTCAGCGTATTCTTTCTGTTCTTGACGGTTCTGGCTCTGTTGATGTTCTCCCTGGTCGCCCAGATGTTGAGGTGTCCTCGTCTGACTTCGATAAGGGCGAAAAGTTCAATCCAGAGATTGATTTCGACCCTAATTCCTTTTCCCGTATGGATAAGTTCGACGGTCTCGAGGTTGGCCAGGAACTCATTGATTCAGAGATAGATAGATCGCAGGCTGCTGCGAAACCTTCTAATCTTGAAGAAAAATAGTTCTTTCTTTACTTGACGATATATGCTACGTGCGCGGACCCCTCTTGGAAGAGTTCGTGAATTTCTAGAGGTTATTGGTAACGACTGCAGGAGAGGCCGCGCATTTTTCTATCGTTCTTTAATTTTGGTAAACTGTTTATAATACCATGTCAGACTTTAAACAACCCTTCTATAAGTCAAAGGCCTTTTGGACGCTCGTTTCGTCTATAATCGCTGCTCTTTCGGCTTTTTTCCTTGCTTCGTGTTCTGCGCAAGCCAAGGTTGCTCGGACAGGTGTTCATATTGACACTGTTCGCGTAGACTACATTATTCGCTCGAACAACTTTACGCTTCCGTAATATGAGACTTATTGATTTTAGGTCCTACGTTGAGCCTGTTTCCACAGGTGCTATACTCGGCGCTGCAGGTATTTCCGCCGGTGGTCAGGCCGCCTCTGGCTTATTTAAACCCTCGCTCAAGAGACAATGGAAATATCAGCAGAAGCAAATGAAGCTTCAACAGCAGTATGCTTTGGAGCAAATGCAAAAACAAGGTGAAATCAACTATGCCAACTGGCAGAAGCAGTTTGATTACGAGAATGCTTATAATGACCCTTCGAAAGTTTTTGATCGTTATCTTAAGGCCGGTGTTACCCCCGCAGCCGTCCTTGGCTCTTCAGGCGTTGGCGTCAATGCTACCATGTCTGGTGGCTCTGCTAGTTCTGTAGGCGCTTCTGGCCCTTCTGGTGGATCTTTTGACTTCTCTAGTCCTCTACCTCCTGGTGTTGGTTCTGCCGCTGCTGGAGCCGCCCTTGATGCCATGGGCGTCAATTCAACTATCGAACGTAATAAGGCTGCCGCTAATCGTGATGACGCTGAGGCTGCAAATATTCGTAGTAATACCTTTGAACCTGAGTTTAATAAGGCTCGTGCTGAAGCTTCCAAGGCTGTTGATGAAGCGTTGGCTAAAAAGGAAATCGAGTCGGCTGCCGCGCTTAAGTCCGAGCGTCTTTTAAATGACCTTAACAATACTCTGCTTTCTCTTACACTGGATGCTCGTGTTGAGGAGACTAAGGCGTTTGCTGATACTGCCAAAGAAGAATTAAATCAGCTTCGTGTTCAAGGCACGTACCTCGAGCGTATGATTAAGGCTCGAATCCTTGTTCTTGATACGCAGAGTGCTCTCAACGAATCTCTCTCTGGCCTTACTTCTGCCAATGAGGCAGGACAGCGCATTAACAATCTTGATCTTGCTAACGAGCTTTCGCGTAATTGGGATAAGCGTTTTGACGTTGAAATTCCGAATCCTCAGTACGAAAAGAATCTTCGTAGCTCCAACCCTATCACTCGTGGTAATCCTGGCCCGAAGATGTTTCAAGTTTCTATGTCTCTTAAGGATTTTTACGATAAGACTGCCATTAACCAGGCTAATGCTTCTGAATTCCTTCCTGAAGAGGCCCGTGTCGCTCTTCGAAATGCTAAGCTTGACCCTTATATTGAGATCGGTAAGGCGCTTGTTGGCGTTGCTGGTAGTATCGCTGGTGCTGGCATTGTCCGTGGTGGAATGACCCGTGCTGCCAAAGGCTTCGCCCAGACTTCTACTGGTGGCTCCTCATCTTCGTCTCGTACCACTGTGTATGATAGTAAAGGTAGCGTTAGAGGCTATGTATTGAAAGAGATGTCCGGTGAGTCTCATGGTGCTTCTTCTCGTCGTAACCGATATTGAACAGTTTTGTTCTGATTTTGAACTTCCTTCTTATTCTTTTTTGCTGTATATTTGTATCGTAAACCAATAACCATACTGCCATGAAAAAGTCTAGCAAAAGTGTTAGAACCAACGAGCTGATGATCGACGTTGTAGAGTACGCATTCACTGAGTGGCTTGTCCGTCGAGGAATATTTTCCGCTTTTAAGGCGAATTACGAACATAGCTTTATGCCCTACAGGAGTTTCCGTGAACGCTTGCGTTCCCAGATTCGGCGCTCTCTTCACGATTTTGGCTTTGGTCCGAGCCATCTTATTACCTCTTCGTTTTTATTCTCTGATACACCTGAAGGTATTAAATTTTGGGGTAAGCAGTCTGCTGCTTGGGAACGCTTTTGTGATAAACTTCAAGTAAAACTTTAAATTACATTATTATGACACAGATTCATGTTGTTATCCGTCGTATTAATCCGGCTCTCAAGGTTGACCTCGCCCAGATAGGTCGCTTCAAGGATGGTCAGTTTGATCCGTTGCCCCTCGGTGTTATTGCAAACACTCCTATTGCGGGTTTCTTTGAGAAATCGGATATCAGTGATTCACTTTACGTTTACCATTCGAAAATAGTTGAACTTATTGCCGCTTGTAGGTGTTATCCTGACTTCGGCGTCGAGTTCTTTGATAATACAATAGTCCTCATGTTTGATTTTGATCTCAACTACGATGAAGGCGCGACGGAAAAAGAAGGGAAAGGGAACTAAAGTTGTTACCCGCCCGCTTGGTGGAAGAGTTCTTTGATGCAGTGGACCTGCGGGAGACTCTTCTCCTGCAGGTTCTCTCGTTATTATATATTTTCGAGCCGTTAAGAGCGCGGCGAGTAAGTGTTTCCGGAGCCGATGATATCGCGGACGCGAGATCGAGGCCCGAAACATCGCAGCCCGCTTAGGCTCGTGTTGTATAAGTTAATGTTTTTTTTCAATCATGGATTATTTCGATTTTAGACCTAAGTTTTCACCTATTATTGGCAGTTCGTCCTTCCGTTTTTCCATTGGCGCATACCGCGGTAGAAGGCGTGTTGTCATTGCCTGGTTTCCCGATCACGTCTCCGCGAAAGATTATCTTGCCCGCTGTCGTCGTGATCATCCTCGGGTTAAATTTGACTGTCTTCAAAGTCTGCTGTAATGCCTTGCTTGTCGCCTATATGGATACGCAATCGTCGCTATTTCGACAAGAAGAACCCCTGTCGTAACGGCTCTGATGTTGCTAAATCCGCACTAGCTCTCCGCCCCTGGGATATCGCCCGTCAGTGGCTTATGGTCCCTTGTGGAAAGTGCGAAGACTGCTTGCGTCGTCAGCGTAATGATTGGTTCGTCCGTCTCGAGCGCGAGCTTGCTCGCTGTAAAGCTGAATATCAACAGGCTATTTTCATCACAATAACCATAGCACCTAAGTATTACGATGAAGCACTGCGAAATCCTTCTGCGTTTATTAGACGATGGAATGAGCGAGTGCGCCATAAACTCGGCCACTCCTTTAAGCATGCGTTTTTCCAGGAGTTTGGCACCCATCCGGAAATCGGATCGGAGCCTCGCCTTCACTTTCATGGCTTTCTCTTTGGAACCAATTGTTTGTACAATGAAATTCGGTCGGCTGTCGGCGACCTTGGTTTTGTTTGGCTTGGAAAAGGCACGCATAAGCGTGCGCGATATGTCGTCAAATACGTTACTAAGCAAATTCAATTTAACCCTGCAGAAATATCCAATAAAAATATCGTTTTAGATGGAAAGTCTACACCTTTATCTATCGTCCTCCAACATCGCCGTTATACGCGAAAATTCATATCTGCTGGCGTTGGTGATTTTCTTGGTTATATGCCTCGCCCTTCTGCCCGTACTTCGTCGTGGTCTTATTTTGATTTTGAGAAGCGTATCAATTATAACTACTCGATTCCTCGGTATTATCTTAGATATCTTAAACCGGAAGACGACGTTGTTCGCTCGATTACCGCTGCTGATTCTTATTCACGTTTTAGCAAGTCTTCTCTGGTTAAGCGTATTGTGTCTTTGTGTGTTGAACGGTTCAATCTCAATTCCTCCGTATCCATTAGAGCGTCGTATACGTGGGAGCAAAAGCAAATGATGCGCTTCGCTGCGTCCTCTCGCAAGATGCCAGATTTTGACCCCCCTA